CCTGGAACGGGCGCGGCTAGCGCGTCTTCAACCGATGCGTAGTCTCCCTGCCCGTATTGCACGACAAAGCGCGAAGGGTTGTTGCTTGCGAGGTAGACGTAGTGAACCCCGTATTTGTTGTTACTCAGCGCCGCAAGACCAGTCGCAGGATCGTTGTATTGCGTGTTGTCGATAGCGGTTGCGCCGGCTGTCTTGCTCCATGTGACGCCGTTATCAGTCGTGTAGTAGTAGTCGAACGTGTCCGTTGCGGAGGTATCGAACGCGCCGTGGTCGATTCGATCAAGCCCGTAGTAATAAGCGCCGTCCGTTACGGAAAGATTCCTGACGCCCGTTTCCGATACCACCGTCCCGCCAGTGACATGCGTGAAATTGGAGGTTTCGAGGAGCATCCGACGATGCTTTCGGTTTGCGTCGACGTTCTGTTCTCCGGCATCGATATAGTCGATCTGCATGCCTTCGCGGACGGCCGTATACAGGAGGCACTTGTCCTGGCAATTGAAGTCCGTGATCGCCGTGCCAACATTGATGGTCGGGCTTCCGGCGTTATAGTCAATGTAGATATAGTTGACACTGTTATCGGTTAGCGCCACTCCTGCTGTAGCGGGTACGGCAGCGGAGACAAGGTTCGCCGTAGCCGTCGCGGCATCCCGTAGCATCGCCTCGCCGGAGGCAATACCCACGGTTCCATCCCCATTGTCTGTGAGTGCGAAGCCGGACACGCTACCGGCGCTCCAGGAATAGTCGATGACATCCGCAAGGGTGGTTACGTTGGTCGGAGAGCCGATGGTGTCGTCCAGAGTCACCGAGCCCTCAGAGACGCTGCTACTTCCGCCCCCACCAATCTGCACAAACTCGCCAGACCCGTCAGTGTCTAATAGAGTTCCGCTCCACTGATCTTCCAGCGCAAGCGTTGTTGCGCCCTCAACCGTATCCGTTCCTGTGCGTTGCACGGTTACGGTATTTGTGGAGCTATCGATCTTGACAACGCCGAACGTGAAGCCAGATCCAACCGTTGCAGAGTCAGGACAGGTGATTGTAATCGCGGCACTAGAGGCGTCTACAAGGAAGACCTTCCCCACATCATCTGCCGTGACCGTATAGTCCCCGGATTTATCAGCCGTGGGGAATGAGGCAGTAACGCTGGTCAAGTCTGATATTACACTATTAATATCAGTATCAATATTTTGAACGGCTCTCTTAAATAAACTAGCTGTTTCTATATCACCTTGTTCTGGATAAGGATAATCTCTGTTTGTTGTAAAATCCCTTGTAATTGTGTAGCTAACACCAGTATTAGTTGTACCAGCATAATTAGCAGATAAAGTAAGCTGTGTATCACTATCTATAGATGCAATTTCATACCAAACATTATCACCTGTAACAGTGAAAATATCACCGACTACTACTTCTGAAGCCCAAGTTGTACTATTGCCAGTTACAGTTTGGGAGCCATTACTAACATCGGCGCTGCCGGTAGAATATTGAGCCAAGAAAATGTGCCTCTTATTGTTTAATTTTTATTATTATAACAAAATTAAGAACTTAAATCAAGTTGATTCTTTACATCATCAGTTATTTTTTTGTTTTTCCTCTTTGCATCGAATCGTTTCCGGCTCTTTTAGGGTATTTTGTTTTAATTGCTTTGATTTGGTTTAGTATTGTCTGCGCTTCATCTAAATTTTGGCCATTGCTATGAAGGGTGTCCAATGCTTTCCATATTGCGTCAAGTTGATCCTCAATACCTGGATATTCGTGGCGACGACGTTCTTGATAATTGCCTTTATGGTTCACTTTCATGTTGCGGTTACCTCGGCATTAAATGGCAAGTGATGCAGGGCTTCAATACAGATTTGGTATACACCCGGTAGATCCACAGTGAACTCCAACTCGCCATCGGGAACTTCATAACGTTGAGTATCAAGGTGGGCTGTACATGGTTGTGGTAAGTCAGTGATGGTGATAGAGTCCACTCCGTCAGCCAGGAGCGTGGTCTTTGAGAGCGCAGCGGTGATGGAAGGCTTGTCCACTATTGTGATAGTTTCAGTATCCACATACTGCGTCGCATCGTTCGCCTTGCCCGCAATCACCATCTCGCCTTCCTTGGCCTGCAAGGGCAGCATGGAGGTCGGGCACGTTCCGGTGCGAAGGATGACTCCGCTGGAATCAGCCACCACGAAGTTCGTCATTTCTTGACCTCCAGCGCCAGCATCGAGCGGTTGTAGTACCGATACCCTTCCGCGTCGCCCCCGGTCTCCTGGATGTCGAAGTCATAGGTGAACGTCCCCGCTCCAGGGGTGTCCGCCACGTTCAGAACATGGCTCTGACCTCTGTCGCCGGTCGATGCGTCCAGCGCGGCAAGGTTGGACGCGATCTCGGTCCCGTTCCGCGTGATTCGCAGATTGATCTCGGGAGAGGGGTCCCCGAAGCCGCCCTCGTCCGTAATCAGGGAGCAAAAGATGAAGATCGGGGCGCCCGTCGAGGTGATGGAGATAGACTGCGCCGTGTACCAGTTCTGGTCCGTTTGCGACGCGTCGCCCTGCGTCACCGCCGAGACGGGGATGGTGACCGCTTGGTCCTGGATCTTTACGGTCTCGACCGCCAGGTCGGCGATCTTTGCGGTATCAACTGCTAAATTAGCGATCTTGGCGTTGGTTATTGCAGCATCTACGATTTTGGCTGAACTGATTGCAGCATAACCTATCTTCGCGGAGGTAATTACGCCATCGACCAATCGCCCGGAGTCGGCAACATAATCAATGGCAATCCATTGAGAGTTGCTATTATCCCAGCGGTAGGAGATATTTTCGTCGGTACGGTAGAAAATTTCCCCGTCCTCGGGACTGGCAGGGAAACTTATACCACTTTTGCCTAGAATCCAATTTTTGATTTTAGCATTGGTAATTGCGGCATCATCGATATGTGCGGTGCCTATTGCAGCGTTAGCGATGGCTGCGGAACCCACTGCTGCGTTGGCGATCTTTGTGGCCTCTACCGAGCTGTCGGCCAGCTTTGATGCGTCCACTGATAAATCTGAAAGTTTCGCAGTATCCACAGAAGCGTTTGCCAGTTTCTCAAGTGTGACTGAGAGATCGGCAAGCTGAGCGGATCCAACCGCATCTACGGCTAACTTAGGCGCATCAATTGCACCGTCTTTTACATCGTCAACATCCATTAGCGCTGTAGTATTGACTAACTCATTGGAAATATTAAGACCAGAGCGCCCAAACACATCATACGCCGCAACACGCACATAGTATGTGGTCCCTGGTTCTAGGTTTTTAATAGTGACCGAGGTATCCGGTCCACTATAAGCTAGATTAACGTCAGACGGTGTAAAGCCTCCTGTATTGGATACCCAAACATTAGTACCCATCCAGTCAGTATCGCTGGGTGTTGTATAGTTTACGAACAAACTTCTGAAAGAGGTATCTAAGGCTAACCCAGAAACGTCTGCTGGGGGCGGATTACTAACCGTGAGTCGGGCTGGGACTGTGGAAAGTTGACCCTGGCGTCCTCTCTGCCGTACCTCGATGGTAAATTCCCGATTAGGCCCACCATCCTCTACGTTTTTTTCATAAGTATAAACATACTCAATTTCATTTGCATATTCTATTCTTAAAACGTTATCTGAAACATCTAATATTTTCACCTCATAATCTTTAAAGTAAAAATCTAAAGAACCGCCATCAGCCCCATAATCTTCTGAACCAAGTTCATAAGAATAATGCTTAGACGCTTTTCTCCAAACAAATTTAGCATCTTTTCCATTAAATTCAGTTGAATTTGCTCCATTAAATAACTCTAAACCACTTACTCTAGGTAATAGTGAGGGAGTTGATATAGCACCATTTACAGTAGCAGCTAAAGATTCTATATTATGTGTACTTATTGTTTTTACTCTGAAACTATAATTATTAGGCACTAAATTTTTAATATTAAATTGAGTGTCAGTGGTAGTTCCTGCAAATTTCCAATTTGTTGCGGTAGTGGGTTTATATTCAACTTTATAATGATCCACGAATATATAAGGTGATTCAGTCCAATTTAATTGAGCTGTCCCATACATATCGTAAACATCTTCTGTAAAAGTTAAATCTATAGGAGCATCAGGGGCAGTTAACCCGAAAGAAGTAACAGTTGTTGTAGCAGACCAATCACTAGGAATACCAGATAAAGTATAAGAACGTATTCTTATACTTACGTCTGTTTCAGCGGGGAAACCAGTTAAAGAAGCGTAAGTATCTGATCTGACTGTAGTATATTTAGTAACATCATCATAAGAATATTCTATTTCTATAAAATCAATAATATTAGAGTCTACGCTAGTTACGAAAGAAACATCTATTCCAGGTCTAAATTTACCTTCTTCTGTGGTTATAAGCGTAGAACCATTTGAAACAGCTTCTATTATAAATAGTGAAGTTGGTTTACTAAATCCTGGAGGTTTAGTTATTACTGGATCATAAGGGGGAATGGTGCCAGTATCAGCATCGTGAATTGCATCAGCCGCGTCTACTAATCTTAATGTAGCTGAGAGATCAGGATTATAATCAATACTAATTATTTTAACTTCTATTGCTTCAGCATTTTTTACACCAAATAGTAACAAATCCCCGACATTTAATCCAACATTTAATCCAATAACAGCACTATCTAAGGAAAGTGTTGTAGTGGTTTCCGCGCTGTTTGTTACGGTTCTAGCAGCATAAGTATTATCATTTAAACGTATTTTAACGCCATAAGTTGTACCTGACTCTATTGTTACTTCTTCATCAATAGTAATATCTGATCCATCTATTTCTTTAATTCTAGCCCATTTAATACCAATTAAAGCAGAATCATAAGCTAAATAAGCAGAATCGCCACGAGTCACAACGACGTTTTCAATATCCATATCTAATTCATATACTTCAGGACGTAATATAATTTGTGCTAAATGAAATCTACCTTCTTTCCATGCTTGATCTGGATCAGTAACGCCTTGAGTTTCAAATACTTCAAATTTTGTAGCGTTGCTCTCGTTATATCCATCAGCGTAAACTATTCGTTCTGTTTCTTCCCACGAATCAGGATCAATAAATTTAACTTTTAGAGCGTGAGGAATATCATGAAATACTTTTGTAGATTTAAAGTTTTTAGCATTTCTAGGAGAGATTAACTGTTTTGGAGTTTGATTAGGTTTATCTCGTATTACAGAAAAAACACCATCTACAAGTGCCCAAGAAGCTCTACCAGTAGATGCAATAGCTCTTAATCTTTCTACTATTGTTTCATTACTATCGTGCAACCAATTGTATTCAATATTATTGATATCACACCAATCTGCCCAATTTTTAATAGCGGCTAAATCAATTTTATCATCAGGTACGGGATTTTGAGTTTGAATACCCCTTAGCGTATCTAAATAAGCCCAAGCTGGATTATTAGTAGTTGTGGCTGTATAAGAAGAACCATCCCAAACTTCTAATACAGAAGTGGCTTTTACATTAATAGAATTAAGAATACCATTCAATTGACCTGTGGATTTAATTTTAATAGCCATTAATACGGTATCATAATTAATCCACGGGTAGGTGTGTTTTATTGATCTCAGAGCTGACCATGTAGCATCTAAATAAACATTTTCTTTATCGGCCCAACTCGTACCAATACGAGTTACGCGAACATCATAGTGTCCTCTTGCAACATTAAATGTTTGATTTCTTGCAAACGGATCTCGTTTATGTCCATTTATTTGCCAAGGATCTATCGCTGTAGTCCAATTAGTTGTTCCTGTTGGCGCATATTCAATTTTAAATCTTACAGCATCATTTCTATTATCCCATCCGCCTGAGTTTAGATCGCCATCCTTCCCCATAGTCCAAAGACCTTCTGGGAAATTTAAGTCAATACTGATTTCATCTGTGTCTGGCTCAGTGGTTAGTGTTTGGGATACGTTTTCAGTTTTAGGGCCGTGATCACTCCCGCCAGTACCAGTAAAATCAAGTGCCACTCTAGGGTTTTGTTGAGTTATATCATTTGAATATAGTGTGATTTGATCTATAGTACCAATTTCATAATTAAAATCAGAATATTCAAATATATCTGTTTCACCAATTTGAATATTGCTTGAAGTTAGTGCTGTAGAATCTGTCAAAACAGGATGACCATTACCTACTTTATTTCCATCAATATCTAATGAACCATAGCCTAAGCATAGGAGCACCCTTAAAAACTGATCTTCCCCTCTTGCTTCTGTGTAGTAATTAGCTGCTAATGTTGGATAATATCTAAAAGTACCATATAATTTCGGTACAGACCCATATCTATTTGGTTTGTTTTGAGCACCAGTGATTCTATTCCAACGATTTGCTTGCCCAGGACCGCCGCTCTTTTCTGGTGTTTGTGGTTGAATTAGTGAATTAAGGGCCATTGAAACAACTACACCAGTAACAGCCCCAGCTAAAGCCGCAAAAGCCGCAGTAGCATAAGCGCCGGCCTGTATTGCAGCTCCTATTGTGGCATAACTTCCTAAAGCTGCCGTTGTGGCAATAGAAGACGCATAAGAAGCAATTATAGACACAGCGGCAGTGGCATCTGGTCTAACCGCGATAATTACCTTATCATTTTCCTGAGTGTATACTTTATCCCAATAAGCATGGGGTATTGTGCGATCATTAATAGCTACGTGAACATGATCATACACACCACCGATAATGTCTTTGATATTAGTGTTAATCGGAACTTCCGTATAATATACATCCTCCTGTATTGGATGTGGCTTTGCATAAATCTCAGGCATATTCAAAAATACCTTCTATTTTATTTTTCCAATTAGTATTAAATATATTTTCGATGCAGGAATCTTTACCATGAGCACTATGAATCATATTACCTTTATCATCTATTAAAAGCCCTATATGGTAAGGTTCGGCCCTAAATAACACCACATTATATTCATTTAATTCATCTATTTTATTCCATTTATTTTTTTCAGTTTCTACCAAATCCTTTAAAGAGTCATCTTTAACAGATTTATATTCCTCTACAAATGAGGGTAATTTTATATTTAATTCAGCATCATATAATAACACAATAAGACCCCAACAATCTACACCTTTTAAATTCCTACCATGTGTTTTATACGGAATACCAATATATTTTTTTACATTCACGAGAATAATCCTGGCGCTACTGCTGGATCAAACCGATCTTTAACAGCAGGTTCATTTAAATAATCCGCCTCATAACCTAGTTCAGCAGTAATTGTTAAACTATCATAGTTTACTTTATTCATTTTAAAAGTACTTGGGCCTATTTCTGTAGAAACATTCCCAGCCTCATCAACTCTGACTACTTCTAATTCAATGTCTGGTGCTGTGGTGATAGAACGAATATCATCAATTATCCGTCTATCAATATTATCAAATTTCAAATTTACAGTCGGTATGTTTTCTTCTGTATCGGAAGCTAAGGTAATTTCAAACGGAAAAGCTAAATACGTGTTTCCATTATGTGTTATATTTTCATTATTATCCACTACACGAATTGGTGAAGGCATATTAGCATGGTCTATTTCCATCAAGTATAGAAACACATGACCAGTCTCATCAGAAAATAATTCTTTAATCCCATCAGCAGAAATTTGTCTTGTCATGGTAGAATCTCAAAAGTTGCTGTTACTTTATAATAATTATTGCCTAGAAAGCTTAATTGATATGGCTTTTTAAATTTAGCAGACACCGTTGATTGTTTTCTGGGATGAATCCAATCAAAACTTAAAGCACCACCAGAAATTGTGTATTCAAAGAAAGTTTCCAAAGTAGATATTTGCGTCCCCGTCATAATCCATTTCAGATTTATATTTGATATAGATGCAGTAAATCTTCTACGAGTTTTTGGGGAACCAGTATCCATTTGACTGCGTAAAACTTGATCTTGACGGCTTTCTTGATAATTATCAATGTGGGGGTCAGGTAGTGATGCGGGCCAAGTAGCCATTATCGTGTTCTCCCGGCTCTTTTAATACCAAAGTTTGTTTTCATTGTTTTGTCAAAATTACCATTATTGAAACCAGCTTTAGTTTCTTCTCTAACGATTGCGCGTATAATTTGTTCACCATTTGGACCAGTGTCGTGTTCTTGCTCTATTTGCTGCCCGCCTTGACGCTGATCTATAATCTGCACGTACACTTCTGACGGACTGCCGTTACCAGCAGACTTAACACCTAAGTCGCCCCCTGATGTGCGGGTGAGTGGGAGTACAGCTTCAGGTCCAGCCTCCCCCATTAATCCGGCTCCATTCGCCATAGGAAAGATTGTGGGGGATTCTACGACGCCTCCTTTGGCGTAAGCTGTTAATTTATTACCATTTTCAAACACACCACCTTTTGCAACCAAAGTCGTTTGACCGCCCCCTGAAGAACCACCAGCTAGGGCACCGCCTATATAATCTGCAAATGTCGTTAGTGCAGGTTGAATTCCTTTCTTTAAAGGTTTAGTGATAGTTTCCTGTATGATCATTCTTGCAAGAGCTTTATCGATACTATTAATCACACCTCTTAAACTCTTACCTTCGACAATCGCATCCGCAAATCCATCAGCAATAGTTGAAGCTGCATCATCAGCAATAGATTTTAGTCCACCCATTTCATCATAAAGTCTTGCGGTTTCTTCATTGAATACGCGCAAACTAATAGACCCGGAGGAATATAATTTGTTTAACTCCTTAATAGCTTTAGGGATATAATCTATCTCAGCTTGTTTTGAAACAGCATTCCGCTGCACCTCTAATTTTTTAGATAGTTTTTCTGACTGACGTGCAGCGTCTTTCATGCTCTTTTCTAGTTGTTCTATATTGTTAATTCCCTTACGCGAATCTAAAATTTTAGAAAGATTTTGATCAGAGATATTGTTAAGCTGTTGATCGATATTAGCAAATCTTTTAGCTAAGCCTACATCACCTGTTTTTCCTAACGTTTCTAATTCTTTTTTTAATTTTCCAGGCTCATCCAAAGTTTTACTTATAGATTCATGTAATTTACCAAATTCTTCTGCTTGACCAGTCATTTCAGCATAATCAGAAGCTAATCCTTGCATTAGTTTTTTAAATTGTTTAGGATGTTCACTAAACAATTCTTGGGATTTGGCTAATATTTCTATTTTCTTTAATATAAGATCAGGTTCTTTAGCTAAATTTTGTAATTCTTCTCGATAATCTTTTAATGCATCTGTAGCAGTTTCGGTTTCTTTTCCTAGAGATTTTTGCAACATTAAAGCTGTTAATACATCCTTATTTGCGGAATTAAGGCTTATTCCATAAGCCCTCGCCGCTTCTTTTAAATTTTCCATTTGTGTAGTTGATAACTTAGCGCCTTTTGGTAATTTAACTCCTAAAGTTTTTAATATAGCACCAGCGTCATCTCTTATATTTTCTGGAAGTTTTGCTATTATCTCTTCAAAACGCTGTAAAGCGTTTATAGCAGGTTTTAATGAAGAATCTGCATCAATGATCATTGCGGCTTCTACATCTCTAAATGCTTGTGCTACCGTATTAGCAAAGCTTTTAGCATCATCTTGTAAAGACGGTGGGATACCAATCTTCATAAGCTCGTTTTGTGTTTTAATAGCTTCTTTTTTCATATCTTGAAGAATTGGAATCATATCTTTAAGTAATTTTTTAGTAACTCGATATTGCTCACCTAACTGCTCTAACCGTGTTACTTCTTCGGGATCAGGATTAAATCGTTGAATTTTTAATCCAGATGTTACACTGCTTATACTTCTATTTACATCATCAATTCTACTCTTGACTTGTTTTAGGGCTTTATCAATAACTTGTGGATTTATAGGACTTCTTATATTGCGTAATTTACCAAAGGTATTAAAAACATCATTTAATTTAGAATTAAGGGACTCTGCTTTATCTGCTGCGCTCAAAAAGGCAGATCCTAAATTATATACTAAAGAGATAACAAGAAACCAGCCTATCCTTTTTAATATTCCTCCTAAAATACCTGCAACTTTATTAAATTTTTCTGTAGCCGCCGTTGCAGCTATAGTTCCTGTTACATATCTCCCCCAAGCTGTTGATAATCCAGCAAGCACACTGCCAACACTTTTCCAACCAGCGATCCAACGAGAAGTTAAAAACACCAACACCTCATCTAAAATTTTAAATAGTGTCTGTAGTGATCCTGTTATTGAGTCTATTGATTCTGTATTCATATTAGCGAAGGCATCGGCAATTGATTGGAAAATGCCTACAATAGAATCACTTATTTTCAATACTTTATCAATATTACCAATTAAATCGGTAAATCTATTTCTCATCTGAGTGAGAGCCTGGCCCATTGTTGTCGGAATCAGACCCGCTAACTCCTTTATAGAATCCTGAGCATTTAACATTGCGGTTACAAATTTTTCAGCAGACAATTCACCTGCATCTCGCATTCTAAATAACGCTTCTTGCGCGGTTTCTCCCGTCTTTTTAAACTGATCGCCTACTGCCGTTACAAGTACAATGTTATTCTCAAGAATTGCTCTAAATTCTTCACCATCTACCTTGCCTTTTGCAAAAGACTGTGAAAGCTGTAGCGCAGAACTCGCTGCCTCTTGAGCAGACGCGCCAGAAGCAAGTAGTGAGTTATTTAATACCTCTGTTACATCTTTAGCTTCTTTCGCTGATCTGCCCATACCCTGCATAGATTTTCTAGCGCGTGTGTAGAATTGAATAGTAGCGCCTAAATCGCTTCTAGTACGATTAGCTAAATCAACCATTTCTTCCCAAGTTTGATTTAAATCTTTTTGGGAATCTGTTACCGTTGACATCCTACCACGTAATAATTTAAAAGAGTCAGACGCTTCAAAAATACTACGAATAAAGTCTTGGATTGTTTCAAATACAATAAATGCGGCGAATGCTGTACCTACAGATTTAATACCTTGTGCAAATGATTGGAATAGATTGTTTGTTTTATGTAACTGGGAAGCCTGCTCATTAAACAATCTATTCGCGCTTTGTATTCTGTTATTTAGTCCTTGCTGCGCTTTTGCGGCCCTCATAGTAGTTACATTAGAACTATTTAATACTTTGTTATACCTAGCTAATGATTTGTTCAGATTATCAAAAACGCGAGGATCGCCAGCTAATATGTTTTTAGCTGATGCTTTTGATTGTAGATTGCGGATTTTATTTAACTGAGTGTTGTACGCTTTAAGGTTTTTAACAGACTGACCTACGGCTTTACTTGTATTGCTTACTTTTTTAGTATATACTCCTGCTTCTTTATTGGCGGCAAAGAATGCTTTCTGTACTTCTAATTGGGTTTTAGCATAATTAGTGGAATTAATTGCTCCTTTGGAAACATTAGCATTAAGACTTCTTATTTTCTTATTTGCAGTTTCAAGAGATTTGTTAGCACCACCTAATTTACTATTAAGTGAGGCCCATTGTTTTTGTAGTGTTAATACACCCTTTTGTTGAGAGATTTGCTTTCTAGTTAAAGCGTCTGTGGATTTAGCAGCATTTTTTTGTGCTTTAGATAAATTGTTAATTCCTTTTATATTACCACTCGCCTTACTTAGTCTCTCTATTTGATTAGTAGCTCTAGTGGCAGACGCGCCTAGCTTATCAATCTGCTTAACGGCATTATTGATTCCAGTTAACTTAGCAGTTACATTATAATTTACATCGCCTAAATTTAACAAAATCAATAACTCCGATAAAACTTAAAATAAAATAAGGAAGCAGTTTATACCACTTCCCTACCTATTAAAACTTACTACCTTTTCCTTTCCTTTTTGATTTATTTTTTCTATCTCTTCTTTTTTGTTCTTCATCCTCTTCTTCACGTTTCCATTCATAGTATCCAAGCATCAAACTAAATTCTTCTACACTCATTTCATCAACTATTTGGCTTGGATATTTACATAATTTTTCAGCTAAGAAGCAGACCCCTTGAAAGTAGAGATCTGCTTTTATTAGTTTTTTCCATCACCAGTTGTGACACCGCTTAATTCTTCAAGAGCTGTGTTTAATTCCGTTAGCCATTCCCGACAGGCCATTCCATAATTGCTTCTTTATCGGTATCTTCAAAAATACGCTCGTTAGTACCGGGAACATAGGATTGCGTAATTAGGATATTTGCGATAGCGTCACGTCCATTATTTTGATCCTGCATTGACATCATTTGCCGGAGATTTGGCTGATGTAGTTCAATAGTAGTATCAAAAATTTCTATTTTAACAGTTTTAGGCTTTTTAGAGCTTAACAGCTTGCTACGAAGTTCATCTTTATTAGACATAAATAGTCTCCTTGTTCAAATAACAGGTTCAACAGTATTTACAGTATTTACAGTATAAATTATAACAAATTATACTAAAATATTCAATCATTTATTTGTTATTTAACAGTATGGTCAGAAATCAACCGCATTATAAATCAATACTACTGCTATGGAAGTAAATAAAAAGCCCCTCGTTAAGAGGGGCTGTGGTTTTTATTATTATTTATTGTTGTTATTATTCGTCAGTGTACGCGTCTGTACCGTTAAATGAGAAAGATAGCTCATTCATACCATCGAGCGAGAAGCTAAGACTAGAATCAGATAATACTGCCTTCCCGCTCCAACCCTGTGAACCAGACGCAGCAGATGGGTCATGCAAGTACTTCACGTGAACATAAGATTGATTTTGAAACGCGTTTAGTGCAGTGGTAATAGCAGAGCTTAGTGTAGAGCTGCTACCAAAGTTCCAAGAAAACGGTGAATTTACATTATCTACACCATCAGAAGCAGCATAAGGAACTGTTGCCTCGAACTCTGCGCTCTCCTCTTCTAGTGCGCCTACATCGCCGCTGAGGCCGTCTGAGGCCATCTTAACGTAGCAGCGTATAACGTCATTACCATTGCCGCCAAGATCAACTTCTACAATTAGTTCATTACGATTTTCTAATTCGTCTAGTAAATCGATGGAAGCATCATAAATACCAGAAAGGCTTATAGAATAAGTACGTAGACCCGGCTCAAAAGTACGATAACCGCCATTTCCTTGTACAGTGGCAAAGTCAGAATTATCAATCGGGTCAGTGCTCATCGTAAGGTCAACACTATTAGCTTTACCTAAAGCAGATGTTGGGAAATAACTTAGATCGGCAGTGACAGCGCCGCTTATAGTATAGGTATCAAGAAATTTAACACGCCCAAAAAGCGGATCGATCCATTCTACTTCCGCATTAATATCTGTTGTTCCGTCATAAAAAGTAATAGTAGCGCTGCGATCCCAAATTTGTTTAGTAGCATCATCAATGCTGTAAATCTGACCACTATCCTGTGAAAACGCTTCACCAGTTACAGAAGTAGAAGTACCTTGCTTCTTAAGGGTAGTGGTATAACCACCATAACCTTTTACTACAGCGTTCGCATCAGCAGTCCACGTGAATAGAGTGCGTTCCATGCTTGAATAAGATTGTCCAAAGATAGTATCTTCGGCACTTTCGGATTCTACGGAAAAACTACCCGTACTACCTGGAAGCAGGTAATACTGAGTTTCGCTTGCATCGGCAATGTAAATCTCTTTTGTCGCCATTTGTTAAATCCCCTTAATTCACGCGCATGAATTTATTGTTTATTTCTTTTATGTATTGTATCAAAATTTTATAACTTTTTCAACAAATTAAATACGATAGCCTGTATCACTCGGTTCAGCAAACATCCTGAAATTCAAAGAGAATACAGGACGATTTTTTGTATCATATTCTAAAAATTTAGGCCCGTTAATTAAGTAAATACCATCATAAATAGTAGTATTTACAGTTTCAGTAGGTCTACGATGCAGTACGTTTTTAATATTAACGCATTTAGTATTCGTACCAGGATAATCCCACTCAGTACCACGTACTAGAATTTGAATAGTGGGTTTATCTATTGCAACGCCGATTTCTGGATCTGGATTTCCTGTGTCATAAATAGTGATTGTTGTATCTAAACCATCATCAGGCATACGACCTACATAAATACCCCAACCAGTAGTAGCTGCAAATGTACCAATTCCCTCATCAACTAAAATGTCTTTAATATCAATACTTGCGGCGTTTTGTGCCATTATTTAAGATAATCCTTTAGTTTTTTGAATATAACTTCAGTTTCATTTGCTTTTTCAATATTTACAGCGTTTTCTAAATATTTAGACTTGCTGTGGTGAAGCTCGTGAACACGTACTGCGTAAAAGACAATACCTTGAGGCGCGTTTTTGGTAATGATACTCGAATTACCGTAACCTACAGCAGCTTCAGCAAAGTTTTTCTTAATTTGAGTTTGTGTTTTACCACTCTCAAGTAGCGCACCTGTTTGTATCGGAACCATTGGTTTAGAAGTGTCAAGAATATTATTTACGTGGGTGCGCAGCCCTTGTTCAAGCATGTGCGTAGCGGGTTCTTGAAACTTCCGCTTAAATTGAGATACCATTTCCTTTCTAGCGTTCTTAGGGTTTATCTTCTTAGCCATTACCTATCCCTTTAGATAAGCCTTTACAAGTGACTGAGAGCCATCCACAGACGGTGTGACAGCCGTTTGATTGATAGGGTAGGCATCGGTCAGGGTAGTGGGATCTGACGCAGCAGAAGAGCCTTTATAAAGGTAATCACCTACTGCTAAATCTTGATTAGTGTAAACAACGGCTTGGCTTAATTTTTCAACTCCTTCTTCATCAATAAACTTTTCATTTCTATCTTCCCAGCGAACTGAATATTCAATAGGACTTCCCCATGAATATCCACCAAATCCATCAGGCATTCCTTGTGTCCAATATGTAGCAGTGTGTACGAAAAATTTAGATAAGTTCAAAAATCTAACCTCACATATTTATCAAGAACATCAGATACTATATCTAATTTTTCACGCCTCTCATAACGGCCAACGCCGTAATCAATACGCGCATCACCAATCTCTTCAGAAGAGATATTTGGATTTTGTGCGCGTTCAAAGAAGTCTTGCTTCACTAATTTGATACACGCTTCTTCCAAATCATAAGGAAAGTTACGACTGGCTTCTCCCGGCATTTTATAACCAGCGGTATATTTCACGCTCCAATCAAATTTACCTACACGTTTAGGAGTAGGGGTATAAGGGCCGTGTAATACATTAGTACGATCCCATCCGGTTTCATTCCAAATAAATCCTGCGCCTGCATCTTCAATTTCATAATTATCTGAATCTACTGTATTTCCATCTAATTCAATCGTATCAATAGATACAATAGGAGTACGTGATACAATTAAACGCTCATGCCCAAAAGTAAAAAATGTTTCTGTAACTGTTTCTTGAGCAAACACACGTCCCGTATAACTACGAATCAAATCACTGTTGACTTTAATCAGTCGATTGATTAAATTCGTATGCGTAGTTTTTTCACTAGCAGATAAGCCAAGTTCAGTAGCGACTTGGTCTAATTCAGTCATATCCGTGACAGGTGCAGCAGTGTTTACTGTGATAGCCATTATTCAGTTGATTCAATAGATTCAGTGTAAGTAGCGGATTCGGAATTTCCGGCAGACTTAGTTACGTACTTACGCTTACGGCCACGATTAGACTTAGGCTTTTCTTCTTCAGCATCAGGAGTTACAGGCTTAGTCTGTTTAGCAGAAGGCTTTTCAGGTTTAGGCTTTTCCTGCTTTACTTCTTCGGCAATACCCCAAGTGATTAGTCGATCAGCGACTTTATCTTCAAAACCCGCAATCTCGCCTGCGTTATACGGACCATTCGGAATTTTGAAACGTAGAGATTTCATACTGATTTTTCCTTGTTAATACAAAAGAAAAGGGACGCTTACCTATAAAAAAGGCAAGCGTCCCTGCTCACCAAACTACAACAGATTAACTGACAGGATATTCGTCAGCGCCGCCGAGAACGATGGTAGCCGCGACTACTGCTGTATCAGCAGTTGTAGCACTCATCGTTGGGGTGAACTGGGTCTGGATGTAGCCATTAGCACCCGCTAGATCAATATCATACTCAACGGTACCAGTCTCAGTAGAACCACCAGTACCGCCAGTAGCGACTACAGCAGAACTATAGGATTCGTCAGAATCGCCATAGTCAGCAGCACCAGTACCAGAACTGTCAGTAGCGTCCTGAACATTGGATGCTAGAGTAAGGGTTTCGCCCTCGGCGAGAGTTGCAGTATAAGTAAGAATTACCTTAGCGGACTTCTTAACGCCACGATTAACCCAGCCGCCGGAAACCTCAGATGCATCACCAGAACCACCACCGGTTACGGACACAGCTCCACCGAAGGCGCTAGTGATATAGGAACCAACGTCATGAATATTTGCAATGCTTGGCATAATTATTACCTCCAAATAAATTTATTTTGTTTTACTTACTACAGCTTTTCCTATTGCAATAGAAAATTGCTACATTTTCAGGTTACATTATAACAAATAAAAATAAATAATTCAATAATTTATGGTATTAAGTGCGGCTGTAATATGGGCGAAAATGTGAAAAACATCTGCATGTACAATACCCGAAGAGATGATTAAAGGTACTAATAAAAGAAAAGGGCGACTAAAAGCCGCCCTTATTCCCATCTAAGTTTTAACTTAGATTATCAAGTGCCCCAAGTTACAGAATCCAGAACTGCAACAGACGCATCATGCCGAACGGCGAGATCATGTCTGAGCAGGGCGCGGATTGCTGAGGAATCTTGCTGGAATGTAGAAATGGTGGTACCACCATCAACATACGCAGCGGTAGAGTCAGCAGTAATTTCAAGACCACCAGCTTCACCGATGATAACATCAGTCATCTCGACCAAATAGACTTCAGTTTCATCACTGCCAGAACCAAGATTCTTAGGGATATTGTTACTGACAAAAACGGGAAGTCCATAAATTGTCGGATTTGCAGAACGAAGCTCTTCAAATACCAGATTTCCGCCTGTATCACGCTGATGCATTAGGTAGTTTTTAGTACGTGGGTTCATAAAGTAAGCCGGACGTGACATCCGAACATTATTACCTTCGAGAAGTTGAATAAGATTGGCTAGATCGTTCTCCATATCAGTAGCAGCGGTACCGCTTTGGCTGATGGTATTAGCAGCCCAATACCGCAGGCCCTTGGGAGAGTGAGCAGTGCCACTACCGCGAAGGAAAGTTTCGTCCTCTGTTTGAGCGAGAGAGCGAACAAGTTCATCACGAACCCAACGGTCAGCCTGATCACCAACTGAATAATTCAGAAGGTCATTAGAAATAGGCACGATGGCAGCTAGTTTCTTAGCCGACATTACGAGGTCACCACCAGCCGGTTCAGTGATACCGATATTCTGGTTTTCACCGACATAGCTTGCGGTTGGGCCGTTAGTAGTGCGCGGCAGCGTCATGGTTCCACGGGGCATTCCAAGCACACTCGCACCAGCGGCGCGGACTACGTTTTGGGGACGTAGAAGCTCAATAATATCGCTCATCATGTCCTCTGGAATCATAAAACCACCAGAGGTGAACTCACCAGCACTAGCAACCTTGGTAAATGAATCCTGCACAGCCTTACCGAGAGTGTCGTTCCAAGCCTTTTCAGCGAAACGAGCAGCCTTGTCAGGGTCGCCCTTCGCGGCGGCTAGTGCGCGTACAGAACGAGCAGCAGCCATACCACGATCCTTTTCAGGAATTTCTACACCGCGAACATTGCCCTTATTAAGCATTTCGCTCCAATTAGTAGCCTGCTCCTTGAGCGGGGCAATCTCTTCGCTAACAGTGTCCTTAACGATGGACTTAATTAGTTCTTGCACTTCTTCATTTTTCATTGTATAACCTCCAAGTAAATGCTAAAGGTGTTAAACCTTGCCTTTAATAGTTTTGATTTCGTCGTTGATTACATCTTTAATCAGTCCAGGAAGAAGTTCTTTGATCTCATCAAGATCAACTTCATCATCTTCGGTTTCAGAATTTTTTACAGTTTCATCTTCATCATCATTTTCAACCTCTTCCTGTTCATGTTCTTTTTCTTCCGTACCCGTAGTGTTACCATCCGTGTTATTAGTAGTATTCATTTGCATTTGGAAAAGTTCTTTTAGAAACTCCTGATTGGTAGATTCAGCCTTGATACTCATATCACCAACTGTTACAGTGAAAGAATGCTTATCTACTTCATCAGATTTTTCAGTTTCATATTCGTAATCTTTTTCTTGAACTTGTTCAGGATTTCCTTCACTTTCATTAGATTTTTCCTGAATAAGCCCTTTGATTTGTTCCAGAAGTGAATCAACGTTTTTAACAGAGTGCTCTTCAGATTCATTAACATTTTCTTCATTTTCGGAAGCCCCTACGCTTTGTTCTTTTTCAGAAAATTCTTCTGATTTGGAAGTTTGATCTTCAACAGTGGTTTCAGTTACTTCAGTATCTTTTGAAGCATTAGGTTCGATATGTTCGTCATCAATAGTAGTTTCATCAGTCATAGCACTACCCTTGGAATTTTGTGAATTTTTAATTTTATTATATACGTCAGCAGCAGTATCTTTTGGAACAAGCAGCGTATCTTTGTAAACAGAGTATTCATCTAGTGCTTGCTCTAGGAAATCCTTGTAAGGCTTCACGTTAATATTCTTATCGGAAAGCAGCGCATCAGCATTGCTGGGAACGCCTACTACAGAAAATTCAAGTAGGTCTTGCTTAGTGAACTTGAGTCCAGTGATATACATATCACCGTCATCGTCCTCTTCCTTGATAAATTCGAGTTCGCGGGGTAGGAAGCCTACAGAAGTTGCGTTTAGATATCCTGCTTTTAGCATTCGGTAGATAGTATCAGAAAAACCACTCGGGTCTACATCAACATCAGCAAACTCAGCATTCGCTTTCAGTTTATCATTATCCATCCACACGTCAGTAGCACGACCAATAGGAGGAATGGATGGGTTATGTCCCCAAAGCACAACAGGGTTTTTCTCATAATCGCTTAGATTCCAACCTTTCGGGTCAATAACATCGCCATCACGATCCCGACGAGCGGTTGAAATAGTAAATTCGATAATGCGTTTATCCTCTTTATCTACGGCCTTGACTTCTGAATCGAATGATTTGCGTAGCGCAGTATTTTCAATATCATCACGATCACGGATTCGCTGTTTGAAATCCTCTGGATCAACAGTTTCCTCCACATGATCGCTTTTAATGCCGCGTCCAACGATTCGATTGTTCTCAAGTTTCCATTTCATAATTAAACCTCAACTCTGTTTTATGCTATTTTAACAAATTTTTCATATAAAAATCAAGGGGTTTTGCATTATTTTTGTTTTAATCGCGCTTTCAGCCTGTCAAATACTTTATTTTTTAGTTGATCCGAATCTAATTTAGATAGTAATTTAGTTGGATCTTCGGTATCAGAGTTAGAATCTTCTTCTTCAAATTCGCCATTTGTGATGTTTCCATCTAAAT